TCATTGTTTTACATACACTCTTTTTGATAACAACGTTTTATTGTTACATTTATCTTTTATATAATATGTAAATAAAATTGAAAAAATAACTTGTTAATAAGTTATTAATAATATTGAATAAAAAAGTTAGAAATGTCTGACAAACATGTTAGTATTATTGCACAAATCATTCAGAATGCAAAAGGTACACCTATCGAAATTGCTAACTTGATTATTAAAGCACTTGATGAATACAAGAAACAAAGTATTGAACAAGAAATAAAGAGAATTGAAGAAAGAGACGAAGGTCTTAATATGAATGAATCTTGTTCTGGATGTTATCGTCCCAATTTTTGTTGTAGATGTGATACTAAAAATTAATACACATATTTTGTGTTGATTATTATGTAAATAAAATGAGAAATTGGCTTATTAAACATGTTAAAGTACCTGTTTCTGATCTATTTTATGACATTTTTTAAATAAAATATTTTAAAAAACAAATATTTTATTTTTTTATTATAATATATATAATTTTATATTTTCTCTTTTTCTGAATTTATTTTTGTACTTCTGATGGTACCCATAAATGTATTAATTACATCTTTCTTTTTTTAAATAAAATATTACATGTATCATTGTTTTTCATACAATTTTTTTGATAACAACGTTTTATTGTTACATTTATCATTCCTTCTAATTTATGATTTGTACAATATTTTCCTTTTTTCTCATCTGGTGTATTAAAATGTGCAGTTTTATTACATTTTTTACATATTGCCATTTCTTTTTTACTTTTATTAATTATATTATATATTATATATTATTCAATATTTATCTTTTATTTTTAATGGGCTCGTTTCACTCGCCCCTTTCATTATTATCATATATGGTGATATGAATATAAATAAAATAATAAAATCGACTTATTAAACATGATAATGTACCTTTTCTGATGTATTTGATGACATTTTTAAAATAATATATTTGTTTTTTAAAATATTTGTTTTTTTTATTATAATTTATATAATTTTTTGAAATTCTCTTTTTCTGTTTTTATTTTTGTACTTCTGATGGTACAATTAAAATCAAAGATTTTAATTCTAGAACTAAATTAGCAGAGCTAATTTAGTTGTACCCGTGTATTTCTGATGGTACCCGTGAATTTTTATTATATTATAGAGCTCGTTTCACTCGCTCATATTTAATATACATTTGATGTATATAATTTATTTATTCGTATATTATTCATAAATTTATTGTATAATATATGTCTTTCTTTTGTTTCTTTTACCGTTTGAAATTTTTCATTCAATATATTTAATAATTTAATAAAAACATTATAATTATTACTATTATCAGTATTCTCAACTATTTCTGCTAATCCAAAATCAATAAATGATATTTTACCATTTATTACAACGATATTATTCAAATTAAATTCTGGATAATATATCCCATTATTCGATAATTTTGTAAATTCTAACACTATTTGATTATCCCAATTAGGTGCTAATTCAAAATTATTATATAATGTTTCACCCATATACTTCATCACTAATATTTTTGATTCATTATCATAATCTATTAAATAGTCCAATTTTTGTAATATTTCTAATTCTTTTTTAAATATTTTATCTAAATCATCATGATTGTTTGTCGACCATCTTAATTTATCATTATACACTTTTATTATTTTATTATCTATTAAATACGTACTTGATGTACATCCAAAACTATGTGCTTTGTATGTATCTTTGTATTTTTCTGAATACTTATTGTGTAATGTAAATGAATCTAATATATAATCAATCATATTTATTAATCTTTCAACATATAAATCAATCGTATTATTCTTAATAAAATATTTAACAACTTTGTATAATTGTCTAAAAAGGCTAGTATCTATATTTTTTAAAATACTTGTATCGTTGGTTTGTGATAGTTCTAAATGATTAAATATATTATTAAATACTACATCATCGATTATTTTATTTGTTATAGTTTTATTTATTTTTGAATTATTGTCTATTAATTTATTTGATACATATAAATAACAAATCGTATCTAATGAATTAAGTTCATATACCAAATTTTTATAAACAGGCGTAGTATAAATTACATGCAAATTATTTTGTATATTTGTTTCAAAATTTTTTTGTGATACAGTATTCGTAATATTATATATATTTAATATATTATGCATATTACCAATTAATATATCAACTTGATCTGTAATTGGATATATATTCTCGAATATTTTCTCAAAACATTTGTTTTTAATTATATAGAAATGTAAATGATAAAATGAACAGTCAAACTTATAAAATATATTATTATTAACAATTTTAGGTATTGAATTAAAAGTAATAATATCCCAATCTTTTGGTATTAAATTTATATATTTTTCAATATATGCTATATTATCAATTGATATATCATCTTCTGCTATAATTGTATATTCTTTATTTGATAAAGAATATGAATCTATCATCGCTCTTAAATGACTACAATAACATGCTAATGGTGCATCTTGTATCTTAATATTATCATCATTTATTTCTGAAAATTCATTAATCATTATCTTTTCTGATATGTTAATATTTTTATTAAATTTATTTAAAAATGTAAGTATATAATTTAAATCATCTTCAAATTTATTTTTATTTTTCCAATATGTTGCATTAATTCTATGAATAGTATTAACTAATATTCCCAATTTTTTTAATTCATTCATACTTGATTTTAATCGTTCCGTATCTTTTTCTAAATTTATTACATAACAAGTATTTTTAGTTAAATCATTCATTTCTCCTAAATTTGATATAGTCACATCAACTTGTTTGGTTAAATGTGCATCTTCATTTCTAGATAGAAAATAATTATTTAAAAAATTTTTTAATTCTTCGGGGAATAAATCAGTTGGTATTAATAACCCATTTTCATCTTTTGTTAAATGTAACGTCGGCGAATACTTACATTTCACTAATATACTATTTCTATCATCATATTTTCGGTCTGAGATAGTCCCATGATAATAATGTCGAATTATTCCTGGTACATATCCTAATCTACATCCTGTAATATTTTTTTCAAAGTCACGCAATGTTTGTCTATACTCACCTATTGCATTTAAATTACCTAATATACATTCAGCAATATATGAATCACCTCCACCAGTAATAACATATTCATATAATCCACCAATTTTTTCATATAATTTTCTGGTACATGCCCATGCAAATCCTGGATGCCATATTGAATTATAATTATTATTGAAAGTGGTTTCTCGTTTCATTTTTTTTACATATTGATATGCTAATCCTGTAAATATTGTATCTGTGTTCATATTTTGATCCATAAATAATGTATTACTGAATAATTGAACAATATCTTTACAACCATTCAAAACTTTTAATGTATCAGATGCCCAATGTGGATTATCAAATTCAATATCAGCATCAAGCCATGCAAATGCTTTCCATGTTGGAGGTAATAATTTCTGAACACCAATATTAATTAAATTTTCTTTGTGCCATATTGGAAAATGAGTTGTTCTTAATCGTAAATGATTTTTATTATTTCTTTCAGTAACATGATAACCTTGAGTACCATATGCTAATTCAACAATATACAGTATTATATTCACATCATCTTTCATTCTTTTTATAAATTCTCTAGTTAATATATATCTAGTAGCTGAATTAGATGGATTACTAATAACTATTATAACATGTAATTTATCTTCAATTGGATCATTGTTTAATATTGCTTTTTTAATTTCATTTTCAACATAATTAATATCGTCTATTTCAATTCCATTTATTATAGTCATATATTATAATAATATATTATTTTTATACATCTTCAATTGTTGTTATTTTTTTAAGAACATTATAATGACCATATATAAAATCAGGTTTAATATCAATAGAATTAATTATTTCATCTGTCTCTTGTATCTTCAATATATCAAATGAAATACATATTGGTGTACATAACTCGATATATGAATCACGATTGACAGGTGAATTAGTATCTATATTGTATAAACCATTTGTTAATTGTAAAACATATTGTGTGTATTTACTATTATTTTGTAATAATTTTTCAAAATATAATTGCGTTACATATGGTCTTGCAGCATCATGAATGATAACTTTTTGTGTATTTATAAAATTATCTTTAATATATTTAATTGCAATATTGATACTATCTTTTCTATGATTAATATTATTTTCTAATATTACCATTTTTGATTGTTTAGTAAATGGTAATGTAATATTTTTATTTATTACAATTATTATTTTATCTACCAAATGAATCATATTATCTATCGAATATTCTATAATTGGCTTATTATTTATAGAATATAATTGTTTTGCGGTATCAGATTTAAATCTCGAACTTGTACCCGCCGCCAAAATTATTCCAATTATCATACTATAGTTTATCTTTTTTTATTATATTTATTGTATTTAATATTTAATTTATTATTTGTAACTTTTTTATCTAGTATAATACATTCATTTCTATGATCATATGTACTTTGTTTAAAATTTGTTAAATAATCATTACCATAATTAATTTTTAAAAAATAATCTGGATTATTTGGTATTGTAACTGGTATATCTAAAAACAATTCTAATTTACGAGGTTCAAATTGTTTTATATCCCATTTTTTACCAAAAAAAATTAATTCTGTTTTGGTTTTTTGATAAATAAATAGATCAATAAATGGCCAATAATAACGATCTGATTTATTAATTAGTTTACTATTATGAGCATTCGTTATATGATGAATACCTGTTTTTAAACAAACTTTTAAGAACCAAGGATCTATTTTTAAAAAAGTAAATTCTGGATTTAATAATAATTTTGGTAGTTTATCTAAAATATCTGGACTTACTAAAATATCAATATCATCATCCCATAGAATAAAATCATGATGCCTAACATGACCTAATAATGTACCTGATATTAAATAATAATCTATATTATTATTATTTAGTAAATCAATTGTTTTTTTCATTAAATTTAATGCAAACAATTTGTGTTCTCCAAATCCTGTATTCATATATTAAACATATAATTTAATATCAAAGTATAAAATTAAATCAGGGTCGGGTAGAATTCCGAAACTTAAATATATAAATAAAAATATACCAAAGATTAATTAAATTCTGGTATGTCGTGAATATTTATTCCTAATCCAATACATGCTTCTTTGCTATGTCTTAGTTGAAATGAATTAAATTTATGTGCATTCTTTTTAATAATTTCTTTTAAATCACCATTTGGATTAATAGATATTTTTAATATATTAAAACTCCATATAACATCAGAAATTTCTTTTGGTACAAACTCATTAATATTGTTTCCAA